AATACTGATTTAGAAAATAGAGTTATAAGAAATAATGGAGAATGGACTAATGAAGATGGTACACTAGTTAGTAAAGTAGTAATAGTCTAACTAAATAAAGTAGTATTTGGCATATAAGTCAAGTACTACTTTTACTTGCATATATGAGAACTTTTACTTATATTTGCAAACAATAAAAGAATATAAAAATATGGCTTTAAATATAACAATAAATAAGGTAAATGTAGCAGCATCCTTTGCTGCTGGGGCTACTGTAGCTACTGCTATTGCATCTGGAGGAACTACTCCTTATGTTTATAGTTTGGCTACTGGTAGTGATAAGTTTGCTATTAATAGTTCTACAGGGGTAGTAACTACTATTGCAGCTATAAACATAGATAATATTGAATCATTTAGTGTAACAACTACAGATAGTACAAGTGGTACTGCTCAAACTATAACATCAGAAGTAGTATATCCTAATATACAAGCTAAGGTTCAGAGTAAATTCAATAGAAGTAATACAATCTACAAAATTACCAGAGATATTGATTTAGGTAATGGCGTACTAACTATTCCTTCTGGGTGCACTTTGGACTTCCAAGGAGGAAGTTTCTCAAGTGGTACTATAACTGGTAATGGTACTGATATAACAGTAGATAAGCAGGCTAAGATATTTAATAATATTATCATCGCTGGTACATGGAAAGTAGCTGTTATATACAGTGGATGGTTTAATTTCAGATATACTGCTGGCTCTAATAATCTACAAAACTTACAGAACTTATTTAATCTTTCCAGTAATTCTTATAATGGGGTTATTAACATATCTCAGGGGGATTATTATATAACAATAGCAAATAATAGTACAGACTCTATTGTTATTTACAGTAATACTACTGTGAATTTAAATGGTAATATTATACTGAACCCCAATGATTTAACTAACTACAACATAGTTACTATCAGACGGAGAAACAACATTATTATACAAGGAGGAGGCTCTATTGTAGGAGATGTTGTTACCCATACTGGTACAACAGGTGAATGGGGTACGGGTATCTCTATATATGATGGGAATAACATCACAATTAAAGATGTATCAGTAAAGAATTGTTGGGGAGATGGAATATATATAGGTCAGGTTGAGGCAGCTACAACCAGCTATTCTTCAAATATTCTAATAGACAATGTTACTATAGATTCTAATAGAAGACAGGGTATTTCTATAATTTCTGTTGAAAATCTTACTATTAGAAACTCCAGAATAATAAATACAGGAGCTATTAAGTTTACAAGTCCTGGAGCTGGTATTGATATTGAGCCTAATATAGCTAATGCTATGGTAAGGAACATAAACATTGAAGGTTGCTATTTTAATGGTAATAACCAAGGTGTTAGTGGTGATTTACTTATCACAGCTT